CATAAGGAGACATGCCACTAGTGCTAAACATCATAGCCACAATAATGATGACAAATAATCCAACGCAAATCAATAAAATATCCGAATCAGTTTTGGAGGGCATTTATTTCAACAATTATATAATTACTTAATATAAATAATTATACCTAAACTCATTATCTTTTTCCGTGTCTTTGCAAATAAGTTAATGGTGGCAAAAATTCAGAACCAGGTTCAATTAATCCGGTTTGGGCTATTAATTTCATTCGTTTTTCTAATTTATTGTATGATTTAGAATATATTTCACGTTTCTTTTTAAATTTCTTTACATAAATATTGCTATTCAGTTTAAATGACAATTTATTAGCCAATTCTTTAATGTGCATTATACTATTCTGCAACGCAGACAAATAATCATTATATAAACTTATTATTCCAGTTTCATTTTCAGAATACATTGTTTTAATATTTGAAACTGTTGTTTCCAATTCCACAACTGCCTTATTTTTCAAATATAAATTGTTTGCAACATCTATGTCAGAATTGCCATTCCTAATATTGTATTTTTCTGTGAGTTCCAAAATTCTCTTATTTTCTTCATCCGCTTTATCATTCATCAAAGCTATATTTTTATCATATTTGTCCTCAATCCATGCCGTCTCTTTGCGTGTTTTGTCTAAAAAACATTTTTCGGCGGCCTTCTTATTGAAAAACTGCGCCACCGGATCATTGCACACATTTTCAGTTTCCGTCATTATTCTTGCATGCAGTTTAAGATGAAACCACAAAATTCCTACAAAAATGATGATGATAAAAAATGCCGAATTCAAAATATATGTCTGATTTAAATTTAAATATGAAATAATAGGCATTATAATATGTATTCATATATTACATTTTATCTATTATTGCGCCCAATGTGTCTACATTGGTCTTGTTTGTTTTAACTACTGACATGGCACCCTTTGTCATGCGACTCTGAATAATTGCAGCTGCTATTATTTTCTGCATTCCTTCTTTAATAGCCAACACATTATTTTGAATTGCAATTGCTAAATTTGTCACTCGGCCTTCTGATTTGTCATAACTGCGTTGCAACTTTATGAGATTGCTATCATAAACCTCCATTTTTTTATCAAATATCTCTTTTTCGGCATTCATTTTGCTTACAAGAGGAGTCTGAATGCTTTTCACAAGACCGTCGGTCTGTTTGTTCATACATTTCTTAATTTGTTCCTCGGAGCTTTTTCCAAATATCCACGAAAACATCCACATAAAAGTCATTAAATCCGGATCACATTCTATTTTGTCCATTTCGCCATATATGTGCAAATATTTAGCAGAAAACATGATACCTAACATTGCATATGTAAATGCAATAAAGACGAACATTGTTTTTGACCATAATGCGTCTTCTACTCCCAAATTAAATACAAATAATTTTTCTGAAGACATGCCCTATATACTTATTCTCCGATAAGTTAATTTGCTTAAAATAATCATAGAGATTAATCATATAGTTTTCATATAATCATGAATTCAATCACGCAAAGTCTAAACATGAAAGCATTAATGGAAAGCGACGATTATGTGAATAATACTGAAAAAATTAAAAAAATCAAACACAGCGAAGATATTTTAGCAGATATTGGCAAAATATGTGAATTGAAACAGAGTCATCCTAAAATGAAAATTGTGGAGGAGGAGAAATTCAAACATCTATGCCAGACGTCGTGTCCCTTCCTATACAACAATTATACTGATATTTTCAATAAAGTTGTGAATGATGAATTGGATCTGAAAATGATGGTGAATTTTGTAAAGATTTTGAAGCAGATAGAGGAGGGCACAATGGATCAATATGATGCCTCCGTGAAAGTAGGCACGATTTTGAAGGAGATGTATGTGGACAGTGCCATGCGCAAGGGTGCCAAATTGGACGAGGCAAATGCCGTGGAAGCTAAACAGTTTGTGGAGCCTAAGAAATTGTCTTGGGCAGAATTTAAAAAGAAATTGAATTAAAGGAATAGAAATTAGAAAATAATTGCCAAATAATAATTATTTTCTCCAAAATAGATTTAGAAAAAATGCGTTTATAATTCTATTATCCACAAAAATGAACGAAGACAATCATGTATTAACAATCAAAACTGTCCAGATCCAACCTATCCGAAATTTGACCACTGCTCTAAAGGACATTCTCACCGACGCCACCATCACCTTCACCAAAGAGGGCATGAAAATCATTAATTTTGACAAGACCCACACTATGTTGGTTAGTGTGAATCTGAACTCCAAGAAGTTTGAACATTATACTTGTCATCCCGATAAGATCGTGGTTTGTACAAACACCATGCATTTTTTCAAGCTGATTTCCACCCTATCCAATGACGATACTCTTACCATGTATATTGACAAGGAGGATTACCAGGACGGCATCGTCTCATATTTGGGCATGGAGTTTGACAATCGCAATGTGGGGCAAACCTATGATTACAAGTTGCGCCTGATAGAGCCTGACACAGAAGAATTAGTGATTCCGGATGTCCAGTATTCCACTATTATTAATTTGCCCACCGCCGATTTCCAGAAGATTGTTAGGGATCTGAATGCCTTGACGGATCGTGTGGAGATTAAATCCGTGGGCGATGATTTGATATTTTCGTGTGTGGGGACATTTGCCAAAACCAAGTTTAAGCGATCGGAGTCCGATAGACACATGGACTTTGTAATGAAACCAGATCCTTCCGTGGTCATTCAAGGCGAGTTTTCGGTGAAAAGTCTGAATAATTTCATCAAGTGCACGCCGCTATGCACTCATTTGGAGATGTATTTGGGCAACGATTTGCCGCTGATTGTGAAGTATGACGTGGCCTCATTGGGCGAAATTAAGTTGTGCTTGGCGCCTTTGCCTCCTAGTTAAGATGAGAGTGAACATCATAAATATATAATTGCGATTAATTAATTATATATTAATATATAAATGAAAACATACAAATCCAATAGAAATAATGTTGGCAAGTCAACGAGAAAAACGCATGGCGGTGGAGATTTTACAGTCATGACATTTAATGTTGAATCTTGGTTAAATTTAATCAAACCTATTTATGAGGACGAAAACATGAATTATTTAAAACATGAAACAAAAGAATTAAGAGAAAATTTCAAACAATATTTAGCATTGTCGGCATTGTCCAAATCTAAATCTAAATCTAAATCTAAAATAGATAAAAAATGGAAAGACTTTAAAAAAATATTCAACGGCATAAATATATTATGTATTCAAGAAGATGTTATTATGGGAAATGAAAATTCAAAAGACTCTAAAAATGACAAAGAAAATTTTATTGAAAAAATCCAACCATATCATGGAAAATCTTTAAATTTAGTAGCTTCATGCAAATCGCATCCATATACTTGGGATGACACCATTGGGTTATATTATTCAGGAAGCAAATTATCAAATTCTATTTATTCAACATATTCTGCAAGAAAAAAAATATTGATTGAGCCTCAATTAAAAAATAACATGACCATAAATAATGATTTCAATAATGAAAAAATTCCCAGATGTTGGGCGGCAAGTGAAATTAAAATTGGCACAAAAAATATTAAAATTGTGTCTATTCATTTAAGTGGTGGTAGATTTGACGATGTGACAAGTTTAAAAGAAGACAACTTTATTATAAAAATCAGACAAATTCTCAAAATGGTCGCGGATGAAACACCAGATATAATTTGCGGTGATTTAAATACAAAATTGGTGCCAAAAAGCGCAATCAATGACACATATTTTTTAGGATTATCATTTGATAATACAACCGTCCAGCAATATTTTGTTGATAATCCAGATCAACAAAAATTCAGATATCTGGAAGAATTTACAGATGAAGACGACGATGCTAAAAAACAGAAAAGACTTGAACAAATTTACTTTTTAATAGATAAAAAAATTGGAGATGAAGAATTCTTAGAAAATGAAAATAATCTATGGGCAAATATTACGCTTGCTGAAAAATGGCATATCTGGATGTATGGATTGGACTATTTATTTAAAAAAAAATCATATAAATCTGTGTTTCAAATAAAACCCAAAAATATTCCTCATCATAGGATACAAACAATAAGCAGCATTCGGCATCAAAAAATTCCATGCAGAGACGAAATAGATAATTTGCAAGCGCCAAACACTACAATATTTGGCGGAACGGTAGACGTGATTTATTACAATTGTGATAAAATATATTGCACTAGTGGTGGTGAAGCGGTGCCTGGCGTTATTAGTTTTCAAAATAAAACCGGAAAAAGAATATTAAGTGATCATGCGCCTGTAAAGGCATCTTTTAGAATTATGTAAATAAAAATGGTAAATGTCTCATTTTTATTTTCTGCGACCATGGCTTTTTCTTTGCTTCCTTCGGCTTTTCTTTTTGTGATTGCGTCGTCGTTTAGTTTTGCGACTTTGGCCTCCAGCCCATGTGATTTTGCCATATTCTTCTTCATATGAAGCATCTGCTGGATATGTTCCGTTGAAAGATGCTTCAGATTGCGCGATTGCTGCCATCAAAGCATCATTATCTTCTGGAGTAATATTTGCATTATCATTTCCAAACATTATCTTTTTAATTTTTGTTAATAATTCTTCTTTTTTTCCTGCTTCTGTTGTCCAATAAAAAATTGATCACTTTTTTTTGATTTAAAAATAAAGCATAAAATAAAATTATTAATTTACCATAAAATGAGTATTACACCTTTTCGCACCCAAAGTGCGCAAAGGGGACCCCCTTTTTCACTCATAACTGCCCCCGAAGGGGGCGTTTTGAATGAGAAAAGGTGTAAAAACAAAACTTGGGCTTCAATTGTTGGGGCAGGCATGTCAAATGCCAATAATACAGATCAGTCTAAGAAGAGTAAGAATGATAACTATCAAGACAAAGAGTCTTCTGCCACAAGGGCTTCAATAGTTTCATCGCAAGATATTCAAAAGCCTGTTGCTAAAAAATATGTAAGACCAGTTTTACCAGGAGCACGCGGTTCTTGTAATTGGGAGGATGACATAGAGGATTTTGGCGAATATTTGTATATAAATTTTAGAAAATATTATCAACACGAATCCGCTGAGAAAATGGTTTGGTTGTTAGCGGACTTAAATGAAACAGAGTTGCATAAATTGTGTGGAACATGCCAATCATCATTGACATTGCTAAGACACATTGCTTATAAAGCAAATGAAGTTTTAGAAGCAGCGAATGCCAATGAATATATAGTCAATAATGACAAATATATAGTCAGGAATGGCAATAAATATATAGTTGCGAATTATTGGTTTAATTCTGACTTGCTAAAGGAAATGAAGTGTATTATTGCCCAAAATGATTAAGAGATTACAAAGCATTGATTTAATTTCCGCTTCATAAAAAAGAAATCATAGTGGCGTAAGAACAACCGTAGGTTGTTCCACATGTATTCGCCCAAAGGGCGAATATTCGGCTTATCATTGAAAAGCAATTCTAACAAATTTATTCAATAATTTTGTCGCATAACTGACAATAAGAGAAACTCACAGAGTCCCAACCAACATCCGCGCAATCATCTATTATTTTATCATGAGGACACACTTCTTTTAACCGTTTTTTTGCGCATTTTATGGTATCAAATTCATCCTCATAATATTTGTACCAATCAATGAAAATTAATTGAACTAATTCGTTAAGTGACAAAGCGGAAATATCTATTTTCTTGGAATTACTCATTTTATATATTAATTATTTTAAATATCTTTTTAAAGATCAATTTTCTCATGAAAAATTGATCTCTTTTTTGCGCAAACAATTCATGGCATAAAATAAAATTCAATAAAATGAGCGCAACCGTATTACAAGCAACAATAATGATCTCGCAAATTTACGAGAAATACATGTGTTATTTAAACACAAATCCCGATTGCCGGGCATTCACAAATTATTATCATCTGAGAGAGAGAATTGTCTCCGGCTGGATACATGAAAATTTAGACGAATTCGTCAAAATGTGGGAAACCGCAAAATACGATGAGGTTCAAGAATTTTCGTCAAGACACGATTTTGAAGGACCACGTGAAATTCCAAATTTCATTGGTTATGCATCGTCAAGCAGCAATACACCGATTCAAAATGGGGAAACCCGACCGGCTGATTTGGATTATTTCAAGCCAAGCAGATCAAGTGCGCAATGGGATGATGATGATTTGGCATATTTCAAACGCACGCAACCTCATGATGATCTTAAGGTA